GAACGCCAAGCAAAGATGAGATTGAGGAATATTTGAAAAAGGTTGGTGCGCTATGAACATCTGGGATGCTTTAGAGAATTGGAGCCTATCACAATATGAAAAGGATCAAGAGCGCAAAAGACGTGGTGTAGCATCAAGGGCTATACAAGACAGCTTATTATCGTTAGATGAAGTTGGAGATCTAGGGCGTGATGGTCCCGCATACATAAAATATAATCCGTTAGTTGGCGTTCTTCGCGGGGTTGCGTCTTTGCCAGACTTGTTTCAGCTTGGAACTGCGGCGGCAACGGATAGTCTGCAATCTTCATTAGAAGGTTTGGGCATGTCGCGCAATGATAGTGATCGTCTGGGTCGTGATGTGTTGGCTTTGACTAACGAATACCCCGCTGCGGAAATTGCACCATTTGCAGGGTTGCTGGATAAAGCCCAAGAGTTTGGCAATATGTCAAAAAAGATGCGGCCATACCTTCTTGGCGAAAAACTGGAAACAAACCCAGACAAAGCTAATTTGGCTAAAATCGGGAAGCCAGCGGCTGTTGTGATAGATGGTGAAAGGTATTCATCACGGGATGTGTTGCCAATTAAGATAGCGGAAGAAAAGTATCTTAAAGATCAAGGGATCGACATCCCTGATTTTATTGCTTACCCAGACCAAGACGTACAACGTGCAAAATTAATAGCCGCAGCGTTTGAAAATATGAAAAACGCGCCCGACGATCCCAAGGTAAAAGCGGCATACGACGCTTTGATAGAAGAAACGTTGGCTCAATACAAAGCCATTGAGGATAGCGGCATATCATTTAAGTTTTTGAGGGAAGGACAAACTGACCCATATGCGGCGACACCAGCGCTAGGGTATAAAGATATTGTTGAAAATAAAAGCCTGACCGTTTTCCCTACCGACTTTGGATATGGAACAGACATTAATTTTGACCCGTCGTCAAACCCATTGCTTACCCCAGTAGGCAGAATTGGCGATAAAGAAAACGCCGTTGCAAACGACGCATTCCGCATTGTGCATGATGTTTTTGGTCATATGGGTAGCGGAAACCCTCAATTTAGACCGAAAGGCGAAGAACGCGCATGGTTGCAGCATAGCCGTATGTTTAGCCCAGATGCCCGTGGCGCAATGACAACTGAAACGCGCGGTCAAAATAGCTGGTTAAATTTTGGGCCTTATGCTGATAAAAATCTTGGTGCATCAGGCGCAGATACAATTTATGCTGACCAAAAAGTTGGTTTAATGCCTGATTGGACGTATGATCCTGAAGGTATGCCAGATGGCTTAGAGCGGCGTAGACTTGAACAAATAATTAAAAGCTGGGAGCGATAAGCGATGGCTATAACTAACTATACAGACTTGCAGTCGGTCATTGCTGACTATCTTGATCGCACTGACTTAACGACGCAGATCCCAACATTTATCACGTTGGCAGAGGCCGCAATGCTTAGACAATTGCGTCATTGGCGTATGGAGCGTCGGTCTAATGCTGTATGCGATACCCAATATACAGCAATGCCAACAGATTTCATTGAGCCAATCAGGTTGCAAATTATGGCAAACCCGCCACATTCTCTTGATTTGGTTGGGCAAGGTGAATTGATGTCGCGTCGTGAAGCGGCAAATGATACCGCTGGAAAGCCGCGATATTATGCAATTACAGACGGTCAGATTGAGGTGTTTCCTACGCCTGATGCTAATTACACGCTTGAGATGGTTTATTATTCAAGCACGTCTATGTCTTTGAGCGCATCAACGACAACAAATTGGGTGCTGTCAAACCACCCAGACGCATATATTTACGGCGCGTTGGTTCACTCTGCGCCATTCTTAGGTGAAGATCAACGCATGGGAACATGGGCGGCATTGTTTCAAAGCGCGATTGATGCTATAAACAACGAAAGCGACAAGGCAAAGTCTAACGGTTCTGGTCGTCGTTTAACAATTAGGAGTTACTAATGGCTAGTTTTACAAAGGTAAACGATTTCGTCGTTAACTTGGCAAACGCGATGGATCTGGACAGCGATACGCTGGCGGTTGCATTGTCAAACACAGACCCAACTGCGGGTACAAACGTTGTTTCTGATGGCAATGGCGTCTTGGCAAACATTTCTCAAATCAGCTATACAAACTTGTCTTCGCGTACTTTGGCAAACGTCACAAGCACACAGACAGGCGGTACATACAAGCTATCTGCGGATGATTTGACCTTAACAGCGTCTGGCGGTTCGGTTGCAGCGTTTCGGTATGTTGTCATTTACAATGACACTCCAACATCCCCAGCGGACCCAGTGATTGGCTATTACGATTATGGAACGTCGCTCACGTTGAACGACGGTGACACGTTTACAATCGATATTGGCACAAACGGTATCCTAACGCTTTCATAAGAGGTAGATCGTCATGGCTAAACTTTTTAACAGAGCCAAAATGACGACATCCACAACTGGTAGCGGGACCGTCGTTCTGGCAAGCGCGTCGGTTGGCTACCAAACATTTGCGGCGGCGGGTGTTTCGGATGGTGATGTCGTACAATATGTCATCGAAGAAGGTGGCAACTTTGAAATTGGTACGGGAACATACAGCGCCACAGGGACATCGCTTACCCGCAGTGTAACAGAAAGTAGCAACGCTGGATCAGCTATTACACTGAACGGCGCTGCTACTGTTTCGATCACGGCGGTTGCTGATGACTTAAATCGCCTTCAATACGCAGGTTCCACAAAGGTAGAGCCAACATCTTCTGGTGCTACAGTGACAGGTGACTTGGCTGTTACGGGAACTGTTGATGGTGTTGACATTGCTTCCCGTGATAGTGTTTTAACAAGTACAACAAGCACTGCAAATGCCGCGTTGCCCAAAGCTGGCGGGACAATGACTGGAGCAATAACATTTGCTGCGGGTCAAACATTTGATGGGCGCGATGTGAGCGCAGATGGTTCAAAGTTAGATGGCATTGAAACAGGAGCGACTGCGGATCAAACTGCATCCGAAATCTTAACTGCGATAAAAACCGTGGATGGCGCATCTTCGGGATTAGATGCTGATTTACTGGATGGCAACCATGCTAGTGCGTTTGCAACATCTGGCCACAATCATACGTTAGATAGCCTTTCAAACACAACGATCACATCCAATACATCGGGTGAGATATTAAAGTGGAATGGGACAGCGTGGGTCAATAACACGCTTGCAGAGGCTGGCATTCAGCCATCTGGCTCATATCTAACGGGAAACCAGACAATCACGCTCTCAGGCGATGTCAGCGGCTCTGGGACCACATCTATTACCGTCACAGTTGCTGATGATAGCCACAACCACATCATATCAAACGTTGATGGGTTGCAAACGGCGTTGGATGGTAAATCATCAACGTCTCACAATCACACGCTTGATAGCTTGTCCAACGTAACGATTACGTCAAACACATCTGGCGAAATTCTAAAGTGGAACGGGTCGGCGTGGATTAATAATACGTTGGCAGAAGCTGGTATTCAGCCATCTGGATCTTATTTGACAGGAAACCAAACGATCACTTTGTCAGGTGATCTATCTGGATCTGGCACAACATCTATCAATGCGCAGCTTGCTTCTAACGTTGTTGGCGCAAATGAGTTGAATGTGACAGGGAATGGTACAACGTCGCAGTTTCTCAGATCTGATGGTGATGGCACATTTACTTGGGCAACGCCTACAGACACAAACACCACCTATTCGGCAAGCACTGGTCTGACACTAACAGGAACTGCGTTTAGTGTTAATTATGGAACTGCGGCTGGAACAGCGTGTCAAGGAAATGACAGTCGTTTAAGCAATAGTCGTCAGTGTAATAACTCTTTTGATAACCCAGCAACTGCCCGTACCAACCTTGGTCTTGGATCTCTTGCAACATTGTCTAGCGTTAACGCAGCAACGATTACTGATAACTCTGTTGGCGCCGCTGAACTAAACGTAACGGGCAATGGCACAACGTCGCAGTTTTTACGTTCTGACGGTGACGGTACGTTTACATGGGCAACCCCAACAGATACAAACACGACGTATTCTGCGGGGACAAACATGTCTTTGTCAGGAACAACGTTTAGTGTTGTTGCAAG